GCTGAAGCCGCGATGGGGAACAAGGAGCGGGATGCCATTAACAATGCCATAAAGCTCGCCATGAGCGCAGACGTGGAGGCGCTAAGTAACGCCCGGAGGGCCGTTGGGTCTGTACAAACGCACAGCGCAGCGGCGGAGCGAATTCTCAGTCACCTGACGAAGAAGAAAAACGAGCACGCCAAACTGCTCAGGGATCAGAAGAAAGCTCGCGAGTTCATAGACATGGACAATGTCACCCGGAAGGAGCTGGATTTCCACATGGCCCGCCTTGAGGAGAGTCTGGACGCCGAGCAGGCAGCACTTCGTGAGGCAGCTGGCGGCAGCAAAAAGCTGCTCGCGGATGCCCATCAGGGATTTCTATACATAGTGCCCACAAACCCGGACATCCCCTCGCGTGACCTTCTTAATGTAAAGGCAAACAAGGACAAGGGATGGATTCAGGTCCTTTATATGTCTCCGCCAAAGGACAAGCACGGCAAGGCAATGAGTCGCAAGGCTTACCTTGGGAAGCTGCAGCGTGACTTGGCCGCAATGAAGGCTTGGCTCGATAAGCCGGGACGAACAAAGGACAAGGTTTACAGGTTCATAAAGAGATCGTATGCGCGAATTGCAAACGAGGTTGTCCTCCATGAATACCAGTCACGTCGGAGCCATACAGTGTTGGCCGTGCTCGGCCAATTCCAGGACTGGGCTAACGTGACAGGGAACCCCGTTTTGAAAAATGCCGGGGCTCGCATTAGCAGGTTTTGGGGCCTCGTCAAATGGTCAGAGCAGGCAGAGCCTCTGGCCCGCGAATGGGTGATTGCTGAGGCGAACGCAAAGAGAGCCCTTGGATGGACCTCTGAGGGGTCCACTGACGCTATCCGGGCTAGGGTTCATTCCGTGGCGCTTAGCTATTTTGAGAACCACCAAGAGCTGCTCGAAAATGAGGGCAGCGTTGAGGCTGCCATCACAAAGGGACTGAAGAACCTGCGCCAACAGTGGATTGCTGCGGGCGGAGAGTTTGGAACAAAGATCCGGGACGATGGGACTTGGGCGGCTGTTGAGAAGTACATTCGTACCACGGGCAAGATCTCAAGTAAGCTGGTCAATATTCAAGAGGAGATGGGCATCAAGGTGCTCGATGAAAGCGGCCCATACGCGTATTTCCGTAAGGCCATAGGAGCAGAACTATTCACTGTAGCCCGCCACATGAGCTCCGAGATTCAATCTGTTGTGAGAGAGATGCGGGCGAAGTGGACCGCTGACGGCAATCGCAGGCGTAAACCTAGTGACGTCGAGGTGGAGTCCGCTGAGGAGTACTCCAAAAACCGTGACGCCCTTGCGGGTAAGTGGAGGGGCATGGTTGATCAGGGCTCTTGGCGCACATTCGTTGGTGACCTTGCCGCCAAGGAAGGGCAGGGGGTGTTCATGTCTGCAGAGGACATTGTACTCAGCGAGGATAAGCTTGGCGATCCGGTGCTTGATAAAGTTGGTGTTCTTGCTTCCAGAACAGAGGCGATAGAGGCGTGGGGAGAGGCCACTACCGAGGAGGGCGGTGACCCGGTTCTTTTTGCGGAGCTCCTCTACGAAAAGACTGGTGGCAATATGGCGGACCACGTCACCAAGGCTCTTTATGTAGCCAAGACGCTTGGCCAACTCCAGAGAAAATATAATGGACTCAACGCACACATAAACGAGGCATCAAGCCCGACGTCCATAAATAACGTATTTGATAACAGTCCACGCGTTATGATGGATGCTCGGCAGACGGAAGGATTCCCGAGCTCATGGATGAGCTACATGACTTACGAGGAGCACCAAGTCACTGCCACTATACGGGGATGGGCTGCGCAGGCCGCGCTGGGAACCGATATGTCGGGAATGGACTCGGACTTGAGTACAGCAAAAAGGATATTTGAGGCACAGGACGACATGCTCGTGAAAATCCAAGGGGAGGCCGACGAAGCCTATGGTGTAAACCCAACCGCAAAGAAGCAGCGATGGATTGAAAATGAGGCCAACAAGAGGGCGCTCAATGAGTTTGGGATCAAGGAGGGTGGTTATAAAATTCTTTCCGAGGCCAAGAAAAATAAAAAGTCGCTTGAGACATTCAGGCAGAAGGTAAGCTCGTTGATGCGGAATGAGGCTTCCAAGGCGACACTCGAGTACTCGTCCGCGATGGAGCTTCTTGGCTCGCTTGCGGGAATCGCGGTGCAGGCCGTTAAAACGGCCATCATCGACACGTCGGCGCTGGCTGTCCAGCCCGTCGCCAAGGCTGGCGTCCGCACAGGCGGTAAGTGGAGCGCAAGGAATTTATTTGGGTTCACAAAACAGATTGTGGGCTCATTTCTGCAGGCCATGGGCCGTCAAATCGACCTTGAGGCAGGTTGGCAGACTAAATACTCCGAAGCCAATCTGGGCGACCCAGACAATCTCATGGAGGCCCGAGACAGGGTCGTCGCAGCGCTCAACCGGGAAGTCCCACCGGGCACCATGTTTCCGGGTGCAGTCAAGACGGCGAGATTTGTATCCGAGTTCTTTCTCCGAAGCGGCTTCGTTGGCTGGGGTGAGCGTGGGGCAAAGACTCGCTACACCACATTGAAGCCGCAGGCGGTATTTACAATGGCCAGCATGTGGATGCACGGGGCCAACGTAATCGGGACGTGGAAGACCTACGCAGAGCTGGTCAAGAAGGCGGCAGATGCGCTGGAGTCAAACCCAAAGGCCAAGCGTAACAGTGATTACGAATTGAGTCACACCGATGTCGGCATGGACAAGACGGGGTTTGACTACATGAAGGGAATGCTTGCGGATCAAGGCATGAGGCTTGAGGCCTTGGCGCGGAATTTGAACAGCGGCAAGGAGCTAAAGGGGGACACTGAGATTTTTACAAACCATCAGCTGCGACTATTGGCGACACTTGCTCAGACGGAGATCACCAAGGAGACTTCTCCTCTCACGCGGCCTACATGGGTGTACACAACTGAGCTGGGGAGATGGGCCAACCCGCTTTTGGGCTGGTCTCTTGAGAAGACCGCTGACATCGCCAGAAATTTCAAAACTAGGGATAATGCAGGCAGATTCAGCTATAAGGTTGCCCTTCGGTCAATGGCACCGTTCACGGTGGTTCTACCGATAACTCTGGCGTATGCCATGATTCGTGAAGAGTGGGAAGAGGAGTGGCTAGGTAAAAAGGCTAACCGTCTGGACTTTGATGCTGACAAAGACTTGACTCATAATTTTGTGGCATTTGTGGACCGGGCCAATGTTGCAGGCACATTTGGTATTGCGGGCGATGCCGCAAACTCTCTTATCAACCTCACATCAGGCAGGCAGTTCTCGATTGAGAACCGAGTCTTCTTTTTATCCATGGTGACAGGCTTGTTGACCGAGGCATGGAAATGGAAGGGACGCGGTATGCCCACTGACTACCAGCACATGACAAGGCCACTTATACAGTCCCTTGCTGGCGGCGGACTGCTGGAGTTCTTGCAGGCAACTGACGGGGCATTTGGTTTGGCTGAGTCTGAGCGCCAGGTAACGAGGCGAATTAACGTCGAGAACTGGCTGCGGTCTGTAGGAAGGGCGCTCGAGCTCGATGTCAGAGGCTTTTATAAATCCCAGACAAGAAACACGGTTAAGCCGCATGTGCGCAATATGGCAATCCACGCCATGTCCAATGACCCAGAGGCCTTTTGGAAGGCGCACAGATCTGCCCTCAAAGAGGCGAATGAATGGGTCATCGAGAAGAGGAACTATACCATTCGGACCGGAGGGCGCGTCGAGTCAGACAAGACCGTCCATGAAGAAGCCGTCGAGTACGTTCGCAGCAGCTTCAGGGACCAGCACCCATTGCGCAAAATATTCGTGACGATGCCTACCGACATGCAATACCAGATGCTCCTCAATGAAATCCCCGGCGACCACCGAATGGACATAAAGAGTGCTATTGATATGTTTAATTCCTATGGGGAGCGGATTGGGATTGAGCCACTCCAAGGTAAGACGGAAAAGAAGTCTACGCGGAGAAGGCTGAAGAGACCCACTGGAATCGTGAGTGATTTATTGCAGAAGAGGAGGCGTGAAATTTTCCAAAAAGCAACCGGATATTAACTAGCCGATACTTTAAAATAAGGGTAATATAGGGGGATGCATGAAGGATCATCAGGACATAGCAACTACGCTTGGAGTTAACGGGACAGTGCTAGGGGTCACTTGGCTGAGTGATCTGGAGATATTCTTAAAGCTCCTACTGTTGGTTCTCTCGATAGTATATACGGTCATAAAAATTATATCACACTTCAGGGTCAAAAAATGAAGAAAATATTAGTCATTCTCACTCTGGTTGCCACCTCTGTGTTGGCTGCAGAGAAAAACATAGCCGACTACTTGCAGTCTATCTCCGTGACCGTCAGGTCTGAGGCAGGCTTTTCGAGATCTGAGGGCAGTGGAGTTATCTACCGCCGGGACGTGGATGGGAAACAAGTCAGTTTTATTTGGACCGCTGGCCATGTGGTTAGAAACCTGCGGAAAGTCCGTGAGGTCATTGATCCGGAAAAGGGCTCACCAAGGAAGCTCATTGAGTTTGGTGACGCCAAGATTGTGCGAGAAATGAGAAACGCGAATGGCCGCAAGGTTGGCGAGGTCGCGGTTGACGCCAAGATAATTAAGTACTCTGACGCGGAGGATGGCCATGATTTGGCGCTCATGATGGTGCGCTCAAGGGACATGAAGGCGTTCGGCACGGAGACCACAAAGTTTAAGCTGGATGACAAGCCAGTGCCACTAGGGACCCACCTCTTCCACGTTGGTTCCTTGCTAGGCCAAATGGGGTCGAACAGCATGACGGACGGAATTATGTCCCAGCACGGCAGGATATTTAAGCGAACCTTCATGGATCAAACAACCGTGGTCGCCTTCCCAGGGTCGTCCGGAGGGGGTGTATTTCTGGCCAAGGATGGCACCTGGGTGGGCATGATTGTCCGGGGGGCAGGAGAGGGCTTTAACCTAACAGTACCGGCCCGGAGGCTCGTGGGGGAGTTTTGCGAGAAGCACAAAATCAGATGGGCAGTTGATCCCGCGATCAAGGTGACCATGGCAGACATAAACAATATGGCTGTTGAAGATGTAGGGATACCGGGTCCGAGCAAGGGAGCCGGGGATGAGAAATTATTCCCGATCCTCCCTAGGATCACGGATCTCTCGGGTAACCCCATAAACAAAAAATGAGTACTAAAAAATCAGAAAACCTGAAGCCCGGTTGGCGCTCAACCGAGTTCATACTGACAAGTCTAACAGCGCTCGTTGGAATAGCGATTGCTGGTGGATTTGTGGACCCAGAGGGCTCTAGCTCCATAGACAAGGTTGCTGCTTTAGTGTGCAGCGCCTTGGCCGCTGTGGGCTATTCCTTTTCACGCGGGTTAGTTAAGAAGGCGGACTTGGATAACAAGTGATTGCCACAGCTTTAGCTGCCTTGAAAGCGATCCCTCGGCTGGTTGACGCAGCCGAGAGGATCGCTGATGGGGTTCAGGCAATGAACAGGGCGAACCAAGAACGAGTGGCCAAGGAGAGGCTTGATGAGAAAAACAATTTTGCTGACGAGTTTATTGCTGATGTCCGGGTGCGCGACCCCAAAATACAACGGGATAATGGAGATAACAGCAGCCCACCAGAAGGGGGCGGCTGATGCTGTAAATGGTTCCCACTACCGTGACGGTGGTAACGAAAGTGAGATCTTTTTGCGGGAGCTAATGAGGTATGTGAACCAATTAGAATACGAGCTAGAGAGACCGAGATGACCCCTGATGAGATTCGCGACAAGGCCGTCGCACGATTTAATGAATTTGCACCTGTAAAATATGACATTGGCCAAGCTGAGCATGGTGGACTGCTCCATGAGACAGTTACCATTCAGCACCTTGAGGAAGAGGTCGTAGACCTATGGTTTTACGTACAGGCACTTAAGATTAAACTAAACAATGGCAAAGTCGGAACAGGAGAAGAGCGAGCGCCTGCAGATGGTTTATCTGGTGGCGACGATGATCGAGCGGAATGAGTGGGTGTATGTCACCCGCGAGTCCCTGCTTGAAGCTTCTATTCTGGTTAAAGACGGTGCCCAGTTAATTGAGGTGGAGGAAGATGAGCTGAACGACCAGCTCATTGTTCGGCTGCCTGAGGGGGAATGAGTAAATTCAAAAAATGGGTAGCCTTTGGCGACTCTCACGGGGCGCATGTTGACAAGAATGCCGTCACTGCCCTTGAGAAGTTTATTAAGGATTACAAGCCTGATCACATCATTGGGCTCGGGGACTTCTTTGATGTCGCCGCGCTCAGGAGCGGACTCTCTTCACAGGAATCTGCCGCATACGATGATCTGGTCAGTGACATGTTGTGGGGGTACGATACCCTAGAGAGGCTTCGACCCAGTGTGTACTTGCTTGGCAACCATGAGCACAGATTGTGGAGGGTTGCCAACGACCATGTAAATGGGCTCATTAGGAACTCTGCTCAGCAAGAGATCAACCGTATGGAGAAGTTCTGTAAAGAGCGGAGCGTCCAGCTGCTTCCTTATCATCACAATGATGGAGTCTACCGTCTCGGCAACCTGTCGTTCGTTCATGGGTACACAGCCTCGATGAGGGCCGTTGCCGAGCACGCACTCCATTATTCCCAAGGGCCGGGGTCGGGAACAATAATGGGCCACCTTCACCGCGTAGAGCACGCCAGCGCCAAGCGGCATGGTGGAGCGCAGGGGTGGTGCGCTGGGTGCCTGTGTGACACCGACAATATGTCATACATTACCCACAAGCTGGGTGCATCTCAGTGGTCTCAAGGCTGGCTGTTCGGGGTGGTTGGGAAAAACGAATACTGCGTATGGCAGGCTCAAAAAACAGGGAAACAATGGCTGGTCCCAAGCGGCTTAAAGACTCTCTGAAAAAGGAGCTGGAGAGCTGGGCGGGGGAGTTCGCTTCACATTACGGGGCAGTTGTTGACGAGGTTCCAGAAGGGTGGGTGACAGTGAAATATCTGGCTAAAGAGATGGGCAGGTCGGAGGTCAACATTCGGAACAAACTCCGCAAGACGATTGAGGCCGGTAAAGTCTCGGTCAAAAAATTCAGAATCAATGTTGGTGGCCGAGTCATGTACGTTCCTCATTACAAGCTAAAATGAGCACCGTAGCAACAGATGGCACCACCATGGCTGCGGATTCTCGCATCACAGATGACGGAGGCGCAATGGACCTGTTGAATTTTCCAAAAGTCAGGAGAATCAGGGACTCTGTGGTTGGGTTCGCTGGCGACGTCGAGATGGGCATTTTGTTTTTCAACTGGATTGAACATGGTGAGCCGGATGATCCTGCGCAAAAACCGCAGTTCGACGACGACGACTTCGCTGGGTTGGTCATGCGGAAGGGTGGGGTCTTCTGGTATGGAAAGAGACTGATCCCCGGAGGTGTCCTGTCAGGCAGCCCCACCGCAATAGGTTCCGGTGGCGACTTGGCTTTGGGTGCAATGTTGGCTGGCAAATCTCCAGCGGAGGCTGTACGACTCGCGTGCCGGGTGGATACGAACTCGGGGGGAAGGGTCAAGGCCTACAAAATTGCATGAAATCTTGTCGGACAAATTCGGACAAGTAGGGTATCATTCAAAAACCCTCGGGAAAACTGCAATATCCTTACCCTTCACACCGATGGGGTCGGAGGTTCAAGTCCTCCAGTGCGCACCATTTATTTTCCCCCAATATCCCGCTTTTCCGGTACAAAAGTTAATAAATTGTTAGCATGTCAGAAGTAAAGACGTATTGACAGTTGCGGACAAGTATGGCCATTTACGGACTTTGTCCGACGAATTTGTCGGACAAAACCCACAAGGCATGAAAGTTAGTATACGCGAAATAGCCAACTTCAAGGGGCGGGGGCATGTCCGCTGGGAGATCTACTACCGGGACTTGGCCGGTCCGAAAACGGAGATTTTCCAAACAGAGGCGGAGGCATTAGGGCGCAGGGCAGAGCTGTCACGAATGATGCCTGACTTAAGAAGGCTTCTGAATAATATGAGCGCCGACGAGAGGGCTATTGCTGCTATGGCGATCAAGGCTGCCCGAGAGAGCGGGGTCAATCTGGTCCGCGCTGTGGACTCAGCAACGAATGGTGCAGTTGAGCCTATTACGGTACGTGATGCAGTGGATAGGCACGTCGAGGCAAAGAAGGCTTCCGGGGTCAGCTCCTACCACATTAATAATACGCTTTGGGGCACGTCAACGCTGGTTGCCGTCCATGGCAGCAGGCCGCTCCATGAGCTGACGGAGGACGATTTGCTCTCGCTGGTAAATGCCTACCCCTCCATGGACTCGCGCAGAACCATGTTGGGTGCATTCTCTGGCCTCTGGATATGGGCTGCTGACCGAAGTCATGTGCCCACGAATCGGCGGGGCAAGACGGTGGCCCAATTAATTAAGAAACCTAAGCGGCGTCCCGGAAGGGTTGATATTTACACGGTAGATCAGTCGATAGAGATTATGCAGGCCGTGGAATCAATATGC